TCATGAGATGGGCCACGCTATAGAAGCCATTTTGGACGGCGTCCTTGCGCTCAGGACTCAAGAATTTGTAGATAGGCGCGCATCTGGCGAGCGTTTCAAGCTTGCCACGTTTTGCGCGCCAAATGCCTCAGAAAAGGAATATTGGCGCGAGGATAGGTTCAAGGACGCTTATTCTGGCAAGCTATATTATCCTGATAGCGTTTTCTCAAATACTTGGAATAGCCCAAAGCAGACAGATAGCATAAGCCAAGCAAGCGAGGTTATTTCTATGGGCATTCAAGCTATATATGTAAACGCCGGCGAGTTTATAACTAGCGACCCGGACTATTTCGCATTCTTGTGGGACTATTTCCGCAATCGTGGGAACGCCTTGTGATTAAATTCGACCTTTACGCGCTGGACACGGTTACAAATTTCTCAGTAAGCGATGCGGGCGCCGTGTCTTATTATGTGGAGCCGCGCTATCAGGGACTTGAGGAGTTCGCCGCTATCCTTGGCGTTATAGTCGAGGGAGCGCTAGCCGCTCCTGGTACGGTATACCGCGAGCTCCGCGGCGAGCTCGAGCGGCTCGAGCTTGGCGACGTCCGCGAGACCGAATATAGCGTAGGAGGCTCAAGCCTTGTCCACTAAACGAACGGACTTTCCAAAGCAAGGCGACGATAAGCCGGTAAGCCTTGCAAGCTCAAGATGGGAGCGTTTCCCGGTTGGCGAGGCGACGGAGCTCCGCGATAAATGGCCGGAAATCTGGAGCAAGGGCGGTAACGTCCTTGGAAATACTCAATTTCGGCGCCTGGCTCCTATGGCTCGCGATAATCGCGGTCCGGAAACGCCAACCGAAGAGCAAGCGGTCCGCTTGCGCGAGGCTTGGATAGCGCGCCATTATAAGGACCATCGGCTCGCGGGTATCGTCGCTCAAATCAAATGGCTAGCCGTTGGGAGCCGCGGGATTGACTATATGCGCGAGATTATCGCGGAGGCTAAGGACAGGATGACAAAGAGCCAGTTTGTAGCGCCGCTAGAAGGGCTCGAGGGCAAGCGGGCTAGATTCGTTATCACTAGCGACGCAATCGACAGGCAAGGCGAGATTGTGGACGTGGACGGTTGGGATTTCAAGGCTTACATGCAAAATCCCGTTATCCTGGACTCGCATCGCTATGGCTCAATCGCGGACATTGTTGGCCGGGCAACCGGCGAGCCGCGCCGCCAGGGCAACGGCTGGACCGTGGACGTGGAGTTTGCGGAGACTCCCATGGGCGACCTCGCGCGGCGCTTGGTTGAGCAAGGCATGCTTAAGGCGGTCTCCGTTGGTTTCCGGTCGCTCCAGCGCCGTCCGGAAAAGGGCTTGACTCGCCATATCAAGACGGAGCTCCTCGAGGTCTCGCTAGTAAGCGTCCCGGCAAACCCGGAGGCGCTCAGGGTAAGGAGCGCGCTCCCGTTCGCGGACCTCGAGCTCGCTGGCGAGGAGCTCGCTTGGGACTCCAGCGAGGCGGAGCGGCGCGTCCGGGCATGGGCGTCCAGCGACGGCTCCGGCGAGCCTGGCGCGATTGACTGGAGCAAGTATAGGCGAGCCTTCATGGCGGTCCGGGACGGCGAGGAGGAGCTCCTTACCGGTTACCGGCTAGGCTTTGCGGACGTTATTGACGGCGAGCTTAGGGCTATCCCTCGCGCCATTTTCGCGGTTGCCGCGGTCCTGGCGGGAGGGCGTGGCGGAGTCGAGCTCGAGCCCGCGGAGCGCCGCGGCGTCCTCGAGAACGTCGCGCGTTACTATCGCAAGCTAGACCGCGAGCTCCCGGCGAGCTTGCGCGATGAGTTATCTAGGTCTTATGGTATGGACGAGGAAATCGACGAAATGAGCGCGGATACCAAGCCAAAGGGACTCAAGAACGAGTCCCTTATGGAGCTCCGGGACCATCTTGTGCAGGCCGTCGCAATCCTGGAGACAATGCTCGAGGACTATGAGCCCGAAGAGCAGGAAATGGGCGATGAGCAGGAAATGGGCGCCAATGAGGCGGAGGACTCCGCTAAAGAGGCGGAAATGGTCGCGGTAGCGCGGGCGCTCCTTGCCCGGCTTGGAGGTTAATCGAATGAGTGAGCTCAATAAGGTCCTTGGCGAGCTTGTCCAGCGCGTGGACGCTATGGGCGGAGCGCTTAGCGAGGAGCGCATCAAGCGCATTGAAGAAGCCGTGTTTAGCGGCTCGACCGGTCGCAAGATTAGCTTTGGCGGGGACGCTAATACCGCCGGGAGCAAGTTTGCCGGTCTGTCCAGCGCGGATGTTCAGATTCTCCACCAGATCATGACCTCCGCTAAGGGTATGGGCAAAGCCGGTCCTAGCGAGGAGCTCGAAAACGCTTATAACGCCGTTAGCAACCGCTATATCCCGTCCGCCAAGGCCGATGCGGTCCCTTATCGCAAGGCTACTCAGAATGAAGGCGCCGCGGGCTATGGACAGGAGCTTATTGGCGTTCAGTACGTTGGCGAGCTTTGGGACGCCGCTCGCCAGGAGTCTAGGGTGTTTGGACTGATTGACCAGTTCGAAATGACCGCTCCTAGCGCTTATTTGCCGGTTGTGGCGGATTTGCCGGAGCCTCAGCTTATTGGCGAAAATACGACTGAAAATAGCTTCCTTAGCGGCACCGGACGCGTTGGCTCCAACCGCGTCGCGGTAAATGCGAAGAAGATGCTCATTAACCAGATTTGGACCTATGAGCTCGAGGAAGACTCCATCATTCCGTTCGTCCCGTTCGTCCGCGCTAATATTGCAAGCTCGCTTGCATTCTATAGCGACGCGGTCCTCCTTAATGGCGATACGACTAACGCGGCTACCGGCAATATCAACTCGGATGATGCCGATCCGGCGGATACGAAGTATTACCTGGCGTTTGACGGGCTCCGTCATGTTGGTTTGGTAGACAATACCAACAACGCAAGCAACGCCGGCGGCGCTATCAGCCTGAGCCTCATTAACGGGCTCCGCGGCAAGATGCTGGACGCAACTTACGCGATTGATTGGGGCCATCCCGCGCGGTCTAGCGATCTTATCTACGTTGCGGACCCTCAGACCGCGGACGCTATCGCGCTTTTGGACCAGGTTGTCACGGTTGATAAGTTCGGTCCTCAGGCAACCGTCCTTACTGGACAGGTTGGCGCTATCCTTGGCTCGCCTGTCATTTCTACCATCGCAATGGGCTTGACTGAGGCAGACGGCAAGATTAGCGCGACCGCCGCAAATAATACGAAGGGACAGCTTGTCGCATTCAACCGCAACGCGTTTAAGGTTGGTATGCGGCGCGCCGTTACCCTCGAGCTCGAGCGGATGCCCGGTATGCAGCAAGCTCGCCTTGTTGCATCATTCCGGCTTGGTTTCGGGCGTTATTCGCCTACGGGCGCCGCTAGCGGCATCGAAGGCGCGTCCGTCCTGTATAACATCAGTTTGTAGGGGGACTTATGGCTCAATTCGAACAAATCGCCTCGCGAGGGCAAATCGTACCCTTCTTGTTTGCTCAAGATGCGGTTGCGGCTAACCAGACGGACGTCCAGCTTAATATCCTGGAGGTTGCGAGCGCGGCGGCGTTGGCGGTTGACGGCGTGGCAATGCCGTTTGCCGGCTCCGTTGTTGGTCTGTCAGTTAACTTGAGTGCAGCGGCAACCGCGGGCTCCCTCGCGGTTGGCGTTACCCTGGACGGGACTGAGCAGACCGCAACAACGCAAACCCTTACAACGGCGGCAAGCGCAACGGCGGTCTTCCCGCAGACCGCGGTTCGTTTCGCGGCTGGCGCAAAGGTTGGCGTTGAAATCACGTCTAGCGCCGGTTGGGATGGTACAAGCTCAGACCTCGCGGTCTATGTTCTTGTCCTTCTCGACTGTCAGGGCGTTTAAGCGTGGCTAAGGGCGGGAGTTCGTCATTCTGGCGAATTCCCGCCTGATAACTTGAAAGGGCGCTAAGCGATGAATTCCCCTCCGCTAAAGGCAGTCAAGGGCATTGAGGCTTTCCCTAGCGCGCAAGTAACGGCGGCAACAACCGGAGCCGTCTTTTACAGTTATTACCAGCGACATGAGCCGCCGGATGACAATACTTATAGCGGTTGGATGAGCCGCGCCGCGGTATTTGTGGACCAAAGCGCCGGCTCCGGCAACAACGGCGGAAATTATCTTCAGGTAACCGTCCAAGGGCGCCACGATAGCACGGACCCATGGTGTACCTTGCCACAAAGCCAGGAAATCAAAATTACTGAAAATGTGGCAACCGGGTATTATGCCGCGCTTGTTGGACCGCTTTTGCCGGAAATGCGCGTTAATATCACGGAGACAGGGACGGCGGACGCGACGTTTCGAATCCATGTGTTTCTGGAGGCTTAGACGTGCTCAAGTGTATTAGCCCGTACCGCTCGAGCCTTGGCGCGTTTGCGCCTGGCGATACGGTCGAGGACCCGCGGCTCGAGCTCGCGCTCCTTAAGGACTCGCCGGCGAGCTTTGAGCAGGTCGAGCCTGAGCCCGTCCAGGCGCCGCCAGCGGTCGAGGTCCAGCGCGGTCCCGGTAGGCGTTGGGCTAAAGCGTAGACGTGGCTATAACCAACGGTTACGCGACCCTTGCGGAGGCTAAGGCGCGGCTAGGAATCCCGCTCGCGGACTCGCAAGACGATAGCGTCTTGGAGGCGATTGTCGAGGCGGCTAGCCGGTCTATTGACCGCCACACCGGGCGCCGTTTCTATCAGGTCTCGAGCTCCGCGCGCTATTTCACGGCGGCCAACGCGGTTAGCGTCCTGGTAGATGATTTCATAAGCCTGAGCGCGGTTGCTACGGACCTCAACCTGGACAGGACGTGGAGCAACTCCATATCCCTAGCGGACCTCGAGGCGGCTCCGCTTAACGCTCCCGCTTACGGCGAGCCTTATACGGCTATCCGCGTTAAGCCGCTCGCCGCGCAAAGCCTCGAGCTCGAGGCGGACGCGGTCAAGGTAACCGCGGTTTGGGGTTGGAGCGCTATCCCGGATGCAATAAATGAGGCTACGCTCCTCCTAACGTCGCGGCTTTTCCGCCGCAAGGACGCGCCGTTTGGCGTTGCCGGCGGCGGCGAGGTTGGCACCATGGTTTCAATCAGGGCGAGCGACCCGGATATCCGCGCGCTTATTGACCCTTACCGGCGCCTAGGCGTTACGGATTTAGTATGACGGACCGCGCGCTGGAGGTCGCCAGCGAGGGCGTCCAGGAGCTCGCCGCGGCGCTGGCGCTCGAGGACGACATTCCTGGCATTTTGCGGGCTTGGGTTACCGGCGCCGGGGAGGCGGTCGCGGGCTTGGCTCGAGCTCGAGCTCCGGTTAATTCCGGCGCGCTCAGGCGGTCCATAAATATCCGCGTGGAGTCCAGCGCTACGGACGCAACCGCGTTTGTCGGCTCAAACAAATTCTATGCGCCATATATGGAATTTGGGACCGGTTTGCGACATGACCATCCTTCATGGCCTAGAAAACGCCATCTAATTCCGGAGGGCGCGCTAGACGCCTGGGCGGCGATGAAATCTCGAGGCGGGACGCCGGTAGACCCTAACGCGGTAAGGAGCGCCATTATGAAAGCTGGCGGTCTCAAGCCGCGAAGATACCTCAGGAGCTCCCTCGAGGACCTTGAGCCCAAGATAATCGCCAGCGCGGATAAGATGGCGGATGAAATCTTGCGGAGGCTTGGCAAGTGATTATCTCGACCGTTCGCTCCGGTATGAAAGCCAGGCTCGACACTATAAGCGGTATCAGGACCTACGATACAATCCCGGACTCCATGAGTGTCCCTTGCGCTATCGTTGGGATGCCCGAAAGCATCACGTTTGATACCGTATATGCGCGCGGTTGCGATAGGGCTGTCTTTCCGGTCCGGATTTTGGTTGCCAAGGCTAGCGACCGCGCCGCTCAAGACAGGCTTGACGCTTACCTCGCCGGTAGCGGCTCAAGCAGCGTAAAAGCCGCTTTTGAGGCGGATGCAAGCCTGAGCGGTAGCGTCCAAACCTCGCGTGTCTTGAGTGTAGGGGGTTTAGGTGTTTATGATGTAGGCGGAGTCCCTTATTTAGGGGCGGATTTTACGGTCGAGGTCTATGGCTAAGAAAGGCGCGCCGGTCCCGGTATATATCGCTCGCGTTGGTATCACGAGCGATATTCGCGGCGTCCGCGTGGAGCCCGGCGAGCCCGTCCCTCCTGAGGTTATCGCGGACGCTCCTTGGCTCCTTGAGCAAGGCGCCGCCTATGAGGCTCAGGAAGGCGCCGCTCCTGGCGACGGTATACAACCGCTCGCCGCGGATGCAAACGTCGCTCCTAGCGGCTCCAGCGAGGTCGCTCCGGTCGAGCTCGAGCCCGCGGACGCGGTTGAGCCGGTCGAGCTCGAGCCCGCGGCGCCTGGCGAGGCTGGAGTCTAGCCATGCCGTTTGTTGGCGGTAACAACGCGCGCGTCCTGCTCCATAGCAAGGACCTGAGCGCGTTTTCCAACAATGCGACGGTAAGCGGGAGCTTTGATACCGCGGACGTTACCGTCTATGGCGACGGGGACCGCGAATTTCTCAAGACGCTCCGTAGCTATCAAGCGACGGTTAGCGGTTTCCTGGACGCCGCCGCTACCGGTAACGGCTCGAGCCTGAGCGACCTCTTCACGGACACGGCGGTCCGGGCGTTTACCATCGCTCCCGCCGGCGATAGCGTTGGCTCCATTTGCTATACCGGGCATGTTTGGGGACCAAGCCTCGAGCTTGGCGCTCCAGTGGACGGAATGCAGACATTCGCCATAAGCGCCGCAAGTAGCGCCAAATTTGGCGAAAAGCAGGGTTTCGGCGCCGGTCTAATGCTCCATGAGCTTAAGGCGGAGACCGCTCCGGGTAACTACGCCGATAACGACAATACAACTAGCTCAAGCAATGGCTATGTTGGGGTTTTGCATTGTACGGCGTTTACTAGCGGCTCAACAACGGTAAAGCTCCAACATGGCGTAACGGTTGGCACCTATGCGGACCTTGGGACGCAATTCACGGCGCTTACCGCAACCGGGAGCCAGGTTGTTTACGGTACCGGGACGGTTAATCGCTTCGTCCGGGCTATAACTTCAGCCGTCTCCGCATCGACGACATTTGCGGTTGCGTTTGTCAGGAAATAGGAGGCTAGACGCAAATGGCTTTTACTCAGGGCAAGAACGCTACCCTTAGTGTCAATTCGCAAAGCTGGACGGTTTACGTTGCAAACGTAACCATTACGCGCAATAAAGACACCTTGGACGTTACTACGCTTGGCGATAGCGACCGCGAATTTATTAGCGGATTGCGAAATGCTACGCTAGCTATCACGGCTTATTTTGATAATACAGCCGTTGGCTATCTAAATACGGCGTTTGCGAGCGGTTCTAACGTTAGTTGGTCGCTTGTGCTTGGCGAGGCGGGCTCAACTATCACTTATTCTCAGACCGCGTCCGGTAATACTGGCGGCGTTATTAACTCATTCGAGATTGGCGCGCCGGTTGACGGGCTCCTTGGCGTTAGCTTCTCAATCCAATGCTCCGGCGCTATCACGGTAGCTTAAATGGAATTTCGCGACGCGCTAGCCGCTTATCTCGCAACGCAAGACGCGGACCTCGAGCTCGCGCCGGGCTTGACCGTCAAGGTCCGGCAAATGAGCCTCAAGGAGCGATTGTCCTGGCGGGCTCGCATCCTGGACGACAAGGGCGAGCTAAAGCCGTCTTGGGAGCTCGAGCTCCTCGCGGCTTGCGTCCTTGCGCCGGACGGCTCGCCGGCTTGGGCTAGCGCGGACGCGATTGACGGGAGCGAGCTTGCAATTCGGCCAATCCTCGAGCTTGCGCTCCAGGTTAACGGGCTGGCGCAAGGACAGGTCAAGGACGATGAGGGAAATTAGCGCGGCTCCCGGAGCTTGAGCTCGCAATGGACCTAGCGGTTGAGCTTGGATATACGCTAGGCGAGCTCCTGGAGCGGATGACGTCCCGCGAGCTAACCCTTTGGATAGCATTCCGCCGCAAGCGCGCGCGCGAGCGGGAGGAGCAAGTCTTGAGGGAGCGAGCGGAGGCTAAGGCTAGGAGCCGGCGATAATGCAAACGACAAGGACCCTTGAGGTTGCGCTCCGGGCGACCTCCAGCCAATTTGTAAGCGAGACCAACCGCGCGGAGGAGGCGCTTGCCAAGCTCCACAAGGAGCTAGCAGACACTCAAGCGGCGGCTAAGGCGGCGTCCGCGCTGGCGGCGCTCAAGCGCGAAATGCGAATGAGCGAGGAGGGACAGAAGGCGGAGGCAACGCTCCGCGCGCTCAGTGGCTCGAGCCGCGAGGCGACGGACATCTTTGGCCGGCTTGGCGGCGGCATTAGGGGCGTGGCGTCTGAGCTCGCCGTCTTGGAGCCGCGTAAAGCTATCGCCTAGGAGCTTGTTGAGCCCGCCA